CCGCCCTTAAATTTAATACTCGTAGTTAGTATTATGAAGTTGGTAAGTTTCCGTTACCAAATATACATCTAGGGTCAGACCAACCGAAGCTGTATCTTTCTCTAGCTTTAAATCTAACGTTACCAGTATCGAAGTCACCTTCTATTGCAGTTTTAACTGGTGATCTAACGAAATGTTTAAGTCCATTAGGTACATCAGTTAAGATGAAGAATGAGTCTGTGTCAGTTAAAAAGTTATTAACTCTGTAACCTTGAGGAATCATTCCCATAGATACAATAGCATTGATGTCGTTATCTGCAGTGCCGACTCTTTGAGGTGTTTTCATCAATCTCTCAGCAGTAAATTGTAATTCTTTTGGAATTATCATTTTAATACCTTGAGCAGCGATTTTTAAACCTCTTTCATCAACGAATCCTGCGATGTCGATCAATGATTGCTCTAGTGAAGTTTCGTTAAGGTCTGCAGCAGTTGCTAAAACGTTTGAGAACGTTCCGCCTGTTGCAAGTGGGTGAGCGTTTCCGATTAGGGATTCACCGTCACCACCTGTAGCAGTTGCAACTTGCGCATTATTTAAAATGTTCGCAGCTTTAACTTGCTTCGTGTTTGCCATAGATCTTGCTAATGCTCTAGTGTATCTAGCAGCAAGTCTATCGTATAGGTTATCTTCGATTGCTTCTTCAGTGATAGCAAATGCTAACGCGATTGTTTCGTGTGAGTATCTAGCTGTGAAAGTTTCACCTGCTTGATCGAACACGACTCCCGCACCCTCTTGTTTAGTTGGTGCTGAAGCAAAACCGCTTAACATTACTTCTTCTTCAAAAGCTCTGTCAGATGCTTCTGACATGAAAATTTCAGCATGCTGATTTTCATATCTGTTATATTCCAAGCCGAACAAGGCGTTCAAACCTGGCTCTAGTTCTTTAACTAGCTGTGATCGTGATATTGCCATAGTCTATTCTCCTTATGCTAAGCCTGTACCACTTCTGTAGAAGTGATTGTTTATTCTTACGAGAATATTTGCGTTACTAACTGTAGTGTCAGAATTATCTGGATCTTGCGAAATATCGATCGCTTGAACAGCGAAAGTAGTTGCAGTACCTGATACGCTAACATCTAGTTGTACTTTTGATATACCCGTTTGTGTTACACCTGTTGTATTTGTAACAGAGTAGTTCTTATATAGACTTGCTCTTGTAAACGCAGAATCTGCATCCATTAAGAATACTGCATCTGGATCGTCAACAACAAACGCTGTAATGTCGCTTGCTGCTACTCCACCAGGGTAGTAGTTCTTGTATGTAGGTTTCTGAGTAGTTGGATCTGTATAAAAACATCCGTTAAAAACACCCACAACAGCAGCACTGTCATTTGCAGTTGCTCTTTCAATGTTACCAGTTGATGTTGGAATAACCAAATCACCTTGGTAAATTGCTGTAGCATAACTGCTCTTAACTGTGTATCTGTTTTGAGCGCCAACTAATGGTGTACCGTCTAGTTTTCTGTATGGTCTTAGACCAAACTTTTCACTTACGTTTGCCATGTTATTTTTGTCTCCTTATTAACAGTGTTTATATTTTAAGACCCTGTAGCAATTGCAAAAAAATTATTTCTTGCGACTACCACCAAAGGTCACTCTGGACTGTCTATCAATATTGATAGGCATATCCGGGTGTTGTTCCTTCATGAGCTCTCTGTCAACGGCTTCAATCCTGTCTTTAGTAATTCTACTAAAGTAGGCGTGCCTTTGCTTCAATATCTCTTCCGGTATCCTTGCCAACACAAGGCCCCCAATCCCGATTAACCCCTGATATTTGCCTTCAGTGTGGTAAGGGTATTTGTTAGAACCGATTTCATTTTGAACCTGTTCCATTTTTACAAATTCCCAACCTTCTCTAAGTTTCTTCGATACATTCGATGTATCTTCAAAACCCTGAACGGTTACTCTTATCCAACGGTGGACGTAACCTTTCGGCGCAGGTGGCGCATCCAAACTGGATGGTGGAGTCCAGACTTTAGGAGCTTCTTGCTCTTTTCTAAGTTCTGCCTCGCGTGAAGTTCTTTTTATTGTATCCATATTATATATCCTCCTTCACGAATCTAGCGTATTCCTCTAGTGGCACCCCTAATCTTTTAGCGATAGCTACCTGTGATTTGGTGAGTCTCACAGTTCGGCGTCCTTGTTGTTTACGACCAGCAGAAGCAACAGTTTGGACGGGTTTCTTTTGCTCATTTTTTGGCTCGTCGTTTTCAGATGCAAAACTACTAGGAAAATACTTCCTTAATCTTGCATTGACTTCATTATAATACTCATCACTATCAACTTCAAGACCTTCGGCGGCCAAGTTGTTATGGATAGTAATTGCAGCATTTGTCATTACTTCATCTTCA